ATTTCGATTTGAGTGGTTCCTATAAAGCACCCTTCTTTATTGTGAACAACGATATCTTCAACTACAAATGTGTGATCACCGTCCAAAGTTAAGTTGTATACTTTAAAGTCTGGATTTTCTGACCTAGTTGTTAGATTATCCATTGACTGATAAACTACGTCATCAGTTCCGATCTTCCATGCAACAGAATCACCTTCTTTTAGTTCATGTATAATTCCATCTTCGTTTTCAGATGCAACTAGATCATAATCTTCTGACCAATCTTTTCTATAGGCCTCTGGATCAAAACTTGCCCAACCTTTATTAGTCATAATAGGATGCATTGAAGTAACGAATGGATCTTTACCATTGAAACCGTGTATTTTATTTGTGCCAAGGGTAAATGTCGGTGTGTCTACTACAGTATTCACATCACCTTTCCAACCCATAAGTTTGTCACCAATTTCCACATGTTGAATTTCTTTTCTAGAACCATCTGACATAAGAACTAGAGCTTCTGGAATGAAACACTCACCACCTGGCGCGCCTGGACACTTGGTTCCATCAACTTGTACACCACATTTATTGTGTGCTACATACCCTTCACAAAAATATGTATTATCTCCGTCTAACAGTAAGTTATACAAAGTTGTGTGTGGATGTAACTCTACTGGTACAAGATCAGATATTGTTTCTGTTCCATTCAATGTAATTAGTTCAGATCCACTTCGAAGTTCACTAACATCTTTTAGTTCTTCTCTTACTACTTGAGCAAAAGTCGTAAACTCTCTTTCAAATAATGTTGTAGGATTAAATGCACCCCATCCGACATCTGGCCCCATCCAGAGTGGATGTTCTTCTGACACAAATGGTTCTTTACCATTCCAACCGTATACTAATCTATCGCCAAGTTGAGGTGTTTCTATTTCCATGACAGTGTTGAATTTACCTTCTCTAGTAGGTGATTTTACTTGATCACCGACAACAATTTCAGAGATTGGTTTTTCTGTACCATCTGCCATCGTTACTAGTGCGTGAGGCATGAAACAACTTGGTTCAAATTCAGTCACTTTAGTCGAGATCAATGACGAGTCATCTACTGTACCACTTGCAAGTTGATATGTACGTGTCTCTAGATATTCACTTTGTGATTCTCTTAAAGTACCTTCTGACAAGAAAAAGAACTTAGCAAAAGATGTAAATGTTGTGTCCTCACCCTGTTTTGAGAACTTACTAGTGTCTTGCAACTGAAACACTTTTTTACCTGATTTAAATTTAATACTAGAAGTGTGCGGTATCAAGAAATATCCTGAGATTGCACCATTCGCATCTGTTCGTTTGTTTGTAGTCGGGCCACCTAATGCTGATGGATATTGTGTTGCAGTTCTAAACTTTGTACCAACATCTAAGTAAGGGTTTCCTCTCTCCAGAGATGAAAATCTAACAAATCCGCCTACACCTGTTTCAGTGTTTACCCAATCGTCAACATTCTTACCATCAAAGAACGCAAAGTATTCTGTGTTTGGTCTTAGTCCTGTGGCGCGGAATGAAACAAATCTGGATCTCATATAAGGTTTAGAAACAAGGTTTACTTTTGTATCACCAATTTTTTCTTGTACACTTGAAATCTTACTGATATAGTGTGACTGTGTACTAGATTTCTGATACGTATTAGTCGTCTGTTGACCAGCCGCAGTTGTACTACCACCAGAACTATATGTTCCACCTAGTTTTGTTTTGGAAGCAAATACGTGACCTTCTTTGTAGTCTTTAACATCTTCGGCCTTTACACCTGACCAGTTAAAATCCCAACTGTTAAACTGTTTGGTTTGAGATTTGTCTAAAAGAGTATCACCCTTGACAATTTTATCTGGTAGTGTTACATCATCATACCAAGCATCTGACGTTGGTGACATTTCAAGATCACCTGTGATTATTTGTATATCAAAAGGATTGAGTGGAACCGCCCGAGATGCAACTGACTGATTCTTCCAAACTGCATGACCGTAAGTTAACATGACTTTATCACCGACGAGAACTGTGTTAGTCGAACTATCCGCAGAATATAACAGTTCAATTGGTTTTGCCTCAAACTCTGGTCTTAATTCGTTTCTGGCAGGATCAATTGCAGCCCGATAATCAGGTAAGGTAGTATCTGAGAATGCGTGGTTTTTAAAGTCATCGGCAGTAATTCCCGACTTCAATCTATTTGCACCAGAACTATCCAGAACATCAAGTGTTGATGTTGCAAGTTCTAGTTGGTTCATTGCAACCACTTCTTCAAGTTCGTCAAGTCTGTGTTCGATATCCCCAATGTCTTTCATTGTAAATCTAGGATGATCGACGTAATCAATTGACAAGTCTTCATCATCTAACATATAAGGATTGATGTTGACCGTTGCAATTTTCATATATCCTGGCGTATCTGCCTTTGTTGAAAATCTAGGATTATCCGATGGATCTCCGAGATATATACCACAAAATCCACTTTGATTGAGAAATATTGTACCAGCCTGTCCTTGATAGTAAGTCTCATCTAGAGTAATACTATCGTTGTTTCTTGGAAGTGGAATAACTTTTTTTCCAGTTCCAGTAAAGTTGTTACCAGTATTATCCATTCTGGATCTGAAATCCAACACATCTCTAAGTTGAATGATATCCCCATTCGCTTGTCTGTGAGTTGGAATTAGGTGATATGCAATCTGACCAGTATAAGAGTCTACTGAGAAGAAGTCTCCAGTACCATGTGCAAAATATTTGAATTCAACATAAACGTTTCCTGATGGCGCAGTTTTACCACCTTTTAGTATCAGTTTACCAGCATCATAGAAGTTATCTCTCTGACCATTATCCAGATCGTATCTATCTGAAATATCATTACCAGCAGCCGTGGCATCTTTAATAACTGTGACTTCGTAAACATCCGCGTGTCCGAGAGGAACGGAGTTTGCTACACCATCTACTGTTGCTGGTGCAATTGTGGCTGTAGTACTAGTAAGTGTTTTAGAGGCAGGAGTTGCAGTTTTCTGTGCAAATACCGCAACGGCAATTGCAGTACTACCACCATCTGATCCCAATGCAACTGTAGTAGTTGCACCACCACTGTTAAGTGTATACGTAGGCGCCCTACTTGTACCATCACTATCGATGTTACAAACCCAGTTACTTGTATCAGTATATGTGTTACCAGAACCACCAATCAAAGATTGTGCAAGTGTTACGTTACCAGATGCGTCTGTAGTACCAGCCACAATTCTCTGTGTGGTCAATGTAATGTCTGTCAATGAGGCAGGACGTTCTTTTGGAAGATCAAAGAAAAGATTGTTATTTCTAATATCTCTCATTTCAGCGACACCATTGGTCTGTTCTACGTTAAAGTAATCAGTCGCAGAAACACCCATTGATTTAGTCGCACCAAAGTTATATCCAACAACCATTTGTATATCCATAAGATATACTTTCCATTTTGCACCGAATGGTTCGATTGCTTTAATTCTTGCAGTACCGATTGTAGTACTACCAAACGTAACCGCATTTTTTAATGTAACCGTGTCAAAAGTAGAGATCTTATCTGTGATCGTTTTACTATTAAAGTTTGTTGCAACCACATAGTTACCAAAGGCTGGTATTGCTACTCCGTTATTGATAGTTGCAGTTGTTCTAGGTTTAAGTTCTGTTACTGTTACAGGCGCTCTTTGGTGATAACGGTGACCATTAATATACGCCTTACCATCACCAATTGTCAAGTCAAATTTTTGATCGCTGTCTGCATTTGTTTCAAAGTCTATAAATGATCTTCTGACCACATAGTCACCAGATTCTTCTCTACGGTATGTAGCGAGAAGGCCATTCAGCTCGGCGACCTTTTGACCACCACCCCCAGCCCCCGCGAAGGCAATTTTACCATTCTCAATTGAACCCTGTTTGATAAAGTAATCACCGGCACTAATGTCTGCTTCGTCAATAAACGTAAGAGTAATTTTGTGTCTGTCTGCGCCAGGTGATGCAGTGTTTAGTGTTGCACCACTGTTATCAAATAATTCGTTATCGTCTGCTGAAGTTACAATTTCTTCAGTAACCCTAAATCCAACTGTTCCTGTATAGGTACTTGTATATTGAGATAGTGTTAGTGATTGCTCTGGAGCAAAAACAAAGTGACCATCAAGATAAAATTTACCAGAGTTAATTGTTGCAATAGTACCAAACCCTTTTGTCGGATCTGCCGTACCACCACCAGAAAAACTTGTCAGTGTAGTGCCATCTGTACCAGTAAGAGTTTTACCGTCTGTAATTTTAATACCGTCATCTGCCTCACCAGTCGCATTGTTGGCATCTACATACGCACCATACAAAGTCGCCTTGGTAGAACCTGTCGCAACGTCTACTTTACCAACTCTAAACTTTACACCTGTGTCAGATTCAGTAAATACTATTCCAACTAGATCTGTAGTTGGGTTTGTAAGAGAATCAATTGTTGTTCCTGATGTAGCGTCTAATTTAATAAAATTAACTTTATTGAGTACTGTTAATACACCACCCTGAGATGCCTGACCCTGAGAAAAAATAAACTGTGAATTCTGTGCAATGTCATTTGTAAGAATTGACTGCATCTGGTTAAGTTCACGTTGTTGCAAAGACCGAGCATTATTGAAGAGGATTTTGTAATAGTTGTCACTATCTTTATAATCGTCTTTATAGGTATTAAGAAACGTGTCTTTTATTATTTGTGTGGTCATTTTATTCCCTATACTTCTATAATAACTTTAATATCTTCTGTTTGATCTGTCGAACGAATAACTTTTGCTCTGTTCTCAATATATAGTAAGTCTCCACTGAATGGATCTATCGCACCACCATTATTAAACCCACCTACTCCTGTTGCGGAGTCTGTGATACCGATACCACCAGCAGCGTCTGTCACTGCCTCTGCGGCTTGGAATGGTGTAAACAATGTATCTTCGTTTTGGTGATACCAGATCTCATCTGAGTCTGTGTCACCCACATATGCCGTTGCACCCGATGTACCCCCAGTCAACAAAGAACCTTGTGTAAAGTTTGAAGTTTTCTGATGGAGTTTAAGTCTGCGTAATGCGTTACCACTTGTCGAAGAATATGCAGTACCAGCACTATCTGTTGGATTTTTAAGAAGACCGATTTGTCTGAATGAAGTTCCAACATGGAATTCTCCATCTTCAGTACCAGCAGGTTGAATGTTAAACATCATCGACTTTGCACGTAAATCATCTCTTGCGTCTGCACCAAATCCTGCCTTTGGCCCTATTCGAACTCTTGCGGCAGCACTTGTTGTTGGTGAACCTCCACCTGAGAATGCAATGTGTGCGTAATCATATCCTGTACCCATTTTCAGAGTAGACGCACTATCGTCGATTACAACTTTTGTAACCGCACCACCTGATACTGTAGCAGATGCAGTCGCACCAGAACCGTTACCAACAATTGTTACAGACGGTGCAGAAGAATATCCTGCCCCACCATTTGTTAGATCGATACCACAAATAGGACTTGCAACCGCACTATCCTGTACAGTCTTTTGTTGTACGTCTGTAGATGTAGATGTGATATTTCCAGATCCATCTGAATCTAAAATACGAACTTTCTTTACTGGTATAAAGTTTGCACTTGTAAAGTTAGTGTTATCAATAACACCAACTGTGTATAAGAATTTCCATGCATATCCATCACTTGTTGTAAAAGGAATTTGAGATGTACCTGATGGTGCAACAGTTGATGCGTTGGCAACACCGCCTGCGCCTCTTGACTGACGAAGACAAACGTAAACTTGGTTATTGTCGATCATGGCATAGTATGGTGTGGCTGGGTGAGATACAATCGAGTCATCGTATTCACCATAAACTGTTCCTGATGACCAGTTGACGCGAGGAATAACAAAGGAATAATCTGCGGCCAGTTTTGCACTCTGCATACTAAGTCTGAAATCTCTCTCTTCTCTCTCAGTTATCTGAGGAGTTGTCGCAGTATCAGAGTCATTCCAATCTTCACTTTTACCGATACCGATATAGTACTTGGTTGCGGCGGAGTCTGCGTCGGCCTGCAACTGTGACATGAAGAGTTTCTTTGTGTTTTGTGTAATTATAGCTGCCATGTTTTATCTCTCGTTTATGCTACAGTAAGTGCTGGAACTGTACCAGATGTTGCCTGATTGCAAAGTACCCAAGTCGCACCAGTCCATATGAGTTCCGCCACTGCGTATTGTGCAAGTGCCACAGTAGTTCCGTTTGCAAATGTTGCTGGAGTAATTGTTGCAACACCAGCACCTATGTTAATAAATTTTTTCATTTGACCATTCTTATCACCGTTGATGAGTGATATTGCGATTGCACCACCGTTATTTAAAAGTGTAAGTGGAACCAATGCTGACGCTGCACCAGTACCAGTTAAAGTTTCTAAGGTCATTGATACTTTAGTTGCAAGATCGATTGAACCTGTGCCTTTTGCTTTTAGAGTCAATCCTAAGTTAGTTGCACCATCTGGTTCAATTATAATTGGATTTGATGATGCGGAGTTAGTTATCACTAAGAAGTTTACCGCACTACCAGTCGCAGGCGTTTTGATTGTCTCGTTACCGCTAGTATCTGTAAACTGTAATACTTTTGGTGTTGTAAGAACAGGACTTGTCAACGTCTTGTTGGTCATAGTTACTGTATGATCTTTAAAGACAAATTCGTCTGCGCCACCCAATAACGGTAATGTGACAGTTCTATCTGCCGCAAGTTCACTTACTGCAAATACATATTGATGGTCTGCTGAAGTGTCGTTAATCTGTGGTGTAGTAATTACAGGTGATGTAAGAGTTTTATTTGTTAAGGTCTCAGTTGC